AGGCATGATATACATATCTTGTGCAGTCTTAATTTCAGGCAATATTAATTTTTCATCTACGTTTGCGTGTAAGCCTGTTCTATCTTTAATGCTCTGTACTGATATGAATAATGTATTTAATGACATCTTATTATTTTTTTCTTGTAACTATATTTGTTTTCCACTCGTGTCTGCAAGATGCGCTAATAGTTCCGTTATTGTTCCACCATCCGCCACCTCTATCCCAAACAGAATAACCTAGCCTTGCAGATAATTGTTCAATTTCGCTTCTGCTATAAAATTTATCAGCTCTAATTAAATTTTGACAAAATGGTCTGCTTGTACTTAAGTCAGAATCGCTAAATCCTGATTTCCATTCGTAAGAATATCTAACAAGCATTTCTGTTGTTGTAGGCTTTACTTCACCAACAGTCTTGCTTAATGGCTTTACTAATTGTCTTTCTACTATAACATTTGAATCAATGCCTTTTCCTATTGTTTTACTAATTGATTGAAGTATGTTTCTTTCTTCTAGGCTTTTAATAACTACTATAATTTCAGCTACACTTACATTTAAAACCTGTGCAAGTACTTCAGGAGTAATATCCTTTTGCTTTGAAATTTGGTCTAATACATTTGACTCTAATTGATTAACTTCTGCAAACATTTGATAATCAGTATCATCTGAAAATCTTGTTTTCTTTTGCCAAACATTATAATCACTTTTTTCATCGCCAAATTCAAAAAATACTTTATAATTTTCTTCAGAAAATTCAGCTTCTAATTCTTCTAATCCCAACCAAGTTGTGACTTCTTCATCACTTAATGCATATCCTGTTTTAAGCATTGCAGATGCCTGTTCTCTGTTAATCTTGCCCTTGTTAAACTCACGAATAATGCGCTGCATATTCTGCCACTCACGACCTTTTAAACCTTTTATATGTTCATTAACTGATAGCGTTTCAACAGGTGCTTCAGTTGAAACATCTGCAGGAGTTGGCAAATATTTATTAATATCAATACCAACCTTTTCTAATATCCATTCTTTAGGAGCAACAGATACGATTGTAGCCTCACTAAATTCGATACCTATTGGCTCTGTAGGAATAATCTTAATTTCACTTTCTACACCTTTGTATTTAGCTAACATATTAAATACACTTTCTAAGTGCATCTGCTTTGCGTTAACATAAGTGTTTTTAAATATTTCGTAACCATCACGCATTTCAGTTCTTGTACCTAACTTCCCTGCTTCTGCAATACCCATAATTGATGGAGTAGTAACTTGATGCCCACTAAATATATTAGTTTGTATTAATTCATCAACCTTGCCAAAATCTTCTTTTGTTAAATCGCTAGTGCCTAAATCATCAATAACAGGCTTTCTTGATATATCATTAACAAAGGCAATCATATACTTTTTGCCGTCTGCTCCGCTATATGTTTTTCTAATTCTATTGTCTACATTACGCTTCTCTTCATCGTTCGGTTCTCCATTAGGTAAAGTAATAAGTTTACTAGCAGAAAACCCTGTCTGCGCATTTCCTAAGATATGCTTAGATACTTCAATATCAGATTCAATGTAGTTTAAAGCAGCAAAATAACTAGGTAATCCATAGATACCAATATTAGGTCTGTACTCCTTTACATATAAAATTTGCTTACCTATTGGTTGCTTAGGATTAAAAGCAGCTACAACAATAGGCTTTACTTTGTTATCCTTCCAATCTTCTTTATACCAATACTGCGTATTATCTTTATTCGTGCGCATCTTTGTATAATCACAATGCCAAATTTCAGCAAGATTGCCTGACATATCCCAAATGATTTCTAAAAAAGCACCACCGAAAATTTCAATATCTAAAGATACCTTTCTAGTTAAATCGTTTAAAGATTCAATTCTATTAGCCTTGTCTATAAATCCTTGTGCATCAGGCTGACCTGACCAACCATTGCCTGTAATATAATGTACCTTGCTTTTAATAATAGCACTATGCTTAGAAGACTTATTGTATAAGTCCACTATGTATTCAGGATAATCGTTGTTTTCGCCATATTTAATATATCCACCATCAATACCCTTCTTCTCTGCGAATTTAGGTTGTCTAGCTTCTGCGAATGTTAATACTCTTAAATCTATCATTGTCTAATTGTATAAGTGTCTGTTGTTGTAAATTGATTATATGACAAGGTAGAACCTGAAAGCCACATAATGCCTGTTTCTAGCTTGTTTAATCCTGTTATATTTGTATTGCTAGTGCTAGTTTGCTCATATACATCATAGGTATATTGACCCTCTAATGCAGTTGCAAAGTTAGTGTTTGTAACTATGCTAAATTCATTGTATCTATCTTTGTATTGACTTACATCAGATGCGTTTAAAACTACAAATTTAATTACATTATTGCTACTTCTGTTTGTAAACACAAAAAGGTAGTTAGGGTTAGTCAATAACTGCTTTTCAGTTAATGTCATAACAATTGTATTTGTTTCGCCTTTTGTTAAGTGTATCATCAATTATAAATAGCATTTATATAAATATTTACAAAATGAATCAGTAAAGGTAAAACTTGACTTATATTGTAATAAAGTAAGTCAATAACTTTACTTTTTGACTTATATCTGATATGTATACGCATATTTACAAATATATGCGCATAAAAAACCCCCACCTAGAAAACTAGGCAGGGGAACTAAACTATGAAAACTACAAACTTTATCCTGCAGTTGTAAGTGCAGCAGCAACAGTGCTATTAACTTCAGGAGCTAATGCAGGTTCAGCACCTGTAAAAGTCAAAGTATAACCACTTCTATCGCCTTCGGCAGTACCTGATGTAGCACTACCTGCAGTCAGGTCTAATGCTCTTGATTTGCCAATATACCAATATTTACCATTGTTATCTTTAGCAACCGCAACAAGTGAATTTTGAGCCAATAACAAGATTTCGTTTCTTGTGTTAGCTTGTAACTTGTTTAAAATTATTGTTAATTCAGGAGTAAAATACATAGTACCATTTTGAACATTCGATGCAACATTCTCTGTTAACATAGAAGTCCCTTTTACTAATTCATATTTAAAGAATCTTTTACCTGCAGCTTTTGTTAAAGCAGTAATTACACCACTTGCTTCGGTAGTAGAAGTTACATCTGAACTTGCAATAAAATAAACTTCTGTAATTCCACCTAAGGAATCACGACAATCTAGGGTATATCCCTGTGTTAATGCACACGCCATATTGTTTATTTTATATTTTTAAAAAATGGGGAGTATATTTCAACTCCCCTTTATAATTAGATTATTACTTTTACGATTTCATCAGGGAATGCAATGTTTACACCCATTTTGAATTCACAAGCAAATCTTACTTCATCAGCTTCTTTAGCAAAGAAGATTTCAAATTTTTCTTCTTCGTTCAATAAATCTGTACCTAAGAATAAGTTGCTTAATCTTAAAGCAAAGATATTATTAGTTCCGTTCAAACCTGCAACTGCTACAACTTTGATTGAAGTACCTGGCAATACAAATTCAGAATCAGCTTTACCATCGAATGCATAGTTGAACATATTAGCGTTCTTCAATGCAATTGTGTAAGTTCTGAAAGTATCTTGACCTACAAAAATAGTCATATCATCTGCAGCTACAACTTTAGCAGGGATAGCCTTGTAAACACCATCTAATAATGCAATCACGTTAGATGCAGTAATAGAAGCTACAGGTCCACCTGAAACGAATCCTGATACGTTAGCATCAACAACTCCTGAAGCAGCACCAATCAATTTGATTAAACCATCAAACTTGTTTAAGTTACCATTTGCAGAAGCAGAATCACCTTGCCAAATTGCAGTCTCTAATTGAGAAGCAATAGTTTTAGCTTTTTTATCTGTGTACTCTTGCTCGAAAGGAATAGAATCATACATAGAACCTGTTGGCAAAGCCTTTTGTAAATACTTAGCTTCTAATGTCTTTGGACATAAAGCCTCTTGTACTTTAACTTTACCTACTGTTACTGTTCTTTGTGTGAAAGAAGTTGTACCTGATGCGTTCCAACCGCAAGTACCACCTGCTTGGAAAAATGCATCTGTATCCATAATGTTGATTGTCTCTGCAGACTTTACACCAACCATTACGTTACCTGCGCTCTTAATTAAAGATGCAGTTTTTGCGCCTAATACTGAAGAAGTAACCAATAATGCTTCGTTCTCTTTAGTATAATTTGCTAATGTGCTTACTGAAAATGCCATTGTTTATTAATTTATTTGTTTAAAATTGCGTTTCTATACTTCTCTAATCTTTCGTATTTACTATCATTAGTACTTACGTATGATTGGAATGCGTTTGCTGCTTTTTGAGTAGGCTCGGCAGTTGGAGTGTTTGAAAGTGCTTCTACTAATTCAGCTACTTGTGCAAACCCTTGTTTAACCTTGCTTTCTAATTCAGCAATCTTAGCATCTAATTCCATTTTTTTCTTCTCGTATTCAGCTTTCAACTCCTGAATCATTGCAGTTGTATCTTGTGCAGGTGCTACTTCAGCAGCAGGTGCAACAGGTTCTTCTACAATTACATCTTCTTTAGGGGAAGAAATTTCTACGATAGCTCCTAATTCATCAACTTCAATAGATGTGCCATCCATTAATTGATGCTCACCTACAGGTGCAGGAGTGCCATCTTCCATTGTTACAAGACCTCCAATTTCTAAAGCAGATATCATAACCTTAGTTCCATCTACTAAAGAATATTCAGCCATTTCTACCTTTGTTACTGCAGGTGCAGCAGGTGCAACAACTTGTGGCATATCTTCAAATAATGCTCTTATTTGTTGTAATGCTTCTTTTGAATTCATTTTTCTTTTTATTTAAATGTTAATAAATATTGTTGTTTATCACTTAGAACTAAATTTGCTCTAATATGTTAATTATCTTCTGCATTTTAATTTCCTCATTAGTTAGCTTCGGAGTATAATTAAATATACCCTCAATAGAAAATCCATTGATTAAACCTTCTTTTACCTTTTCCCATACAGGTTCATTTTCTACTAACATAGATACAAACCAACTTCCGTTTGGTGCATCCTCAAATCCTTTCATTGGCATAATGCCTCTTTCTTTATCACTAATAAAACTTTCAAACATTGTAACCCCTGTCTCAATTTGATTAGGGTCGTGCATTAAGTTTACATTGTTTTGGTAGCCTTTCTTAAAGAATTTTTGAACAATCTTTGTGATAGTGTCCTTAGAAAATGCGACATAGTAATCACCAAAAGCAGCATCACTCCTAAAAATAGGAGTATCAGCCAACATAGCGCAACCACTAATAATTCGCTTATCTTCACTAACAATCTGAAACTTTTGTTCATTCTTAAAAGCATTCCAATTTTTTTGTATTGCAGGTCTATCGACTAAAGAAACGAATTGCACCTCTGCATCATCGTTTAAATCATCAGATATTTCCAACATATATAAAGGTAATTCCATACTCATAAATAGTGTTTTATTAAATATTAACTAAATCTTGCTCTTTGTCTTATTGCTGCTATTCTTTGTTGATTGCTAGTTACATCGCTTTCAACTACATATGCTCTAACCGCCTGATTGCCAATATCATTAATTGTGCTTTGACTTAGATTAGTTGTTGCTGCTTGTGGTAATTGTGGTGTAACAGGTGCAGACATACTCACACCTGCACTCATTCCTGCTCCAGCATTATTTGGCAATGGAGTAGCCATAATCTTTTTAACACTTAAAAAACCTGATGCAATAGTTGTTGCTGCAGCTACAAAGTTAAATGGATAAGGTACATCTTTTAATGCTCTTGTAGCACCTGTATATGTATTCATAACCGCTTGTGCGATTGCTAATGCTTTACCTGCAGCAGATTCCCTACCTACAATCTCGATAGCTGTATTAATACCTGCGTTTAATATCCCTAGCTTTTCATCTTGTACCTGTCTTTCTAGTGCTATTCTTTGCGTAGCGGTTTGTTTGTCAAATGTATCTAATTCCGCTTGTGAGTGCTTTCTTGCTGTAATATTTTGTCTTTCTAATTCTCTTGACTTATTAAATCCATCTAATTGGTCTTGATATGTAGCTTCTCCTAATGCCTTTCTAAGTTCATAATCCGCAAACAACAATGCTTCTTCTTCAACTCTTGCTTGTGCTTCTCTATTTAATTTAGCAATAGCAATACCATCTTCAAGATTAGCTAATTCAATTCTTAGCGCAGTTACTTTTTCATTAAAAGCTATTTCTGCATCTGTTCTTGCTTGTGTACCTACATTGTAACTTTTAATATTATCTTCAAGCCTTTTAAGTTCTAAGTCAGCTTCTTCGGCAATTATTTGTTTCTTTGTCTGTAATTTTAATACTTCATCTTTAATTAATTCTGCATTAGCCTTTCTTTCATCTAATGTAATCTTATTATTACTAGCCGCAATAGAAGCATCTAATGCTAATTTTTCTTTTGCTAATCCTGTTTGATTAACTAAATATTCAGACCTTAAACCTGCAACCTGTGCCTCAATACCTGCCTGTTCATTTATAGCCTCTTTTAATGCAACTTGTAAATCAATACTTGTTTTATTTTGTCTTAGTTCAGCAGCAGCAGCAGCAACCTTTGTTGCAGCTAGTTTCTTCATTGCCTTTTCTTGTTCATCTAAAACAAGACCTAATTTATTATTTGCTTCTATTCTTTCATCAATACTTTTAAATTCATCATCTCTTACCTGTCTTAATGTTTCAGCCTGTCTATCATATTTTTCAACTAATCCCGATAATTCTGCAGCAGCTAACTTTGCACTATTCTGTAATGCTATTGTAGCTTTTGATTGCTCATATACTGCTTTTACATTTATTTTTGATGCCTTGTCGACTACACCGCTTACTACATCAACAACAGACGCAGCAGCAGCACCAAAGTTATTATAAACTTTCTTACCTGCTTCAACTGCTTTATCTGCAGTTTCCCCTAAAAATGTTTTAGTTTCTTCAATGCCTTTTGCTAATTGTTTTATTTTTTCAGTATCACCTCCTCCAAGAAAAGAATCTTCCCAAGCTAATTGCGCCTGTTGAATAAATAATTTAATGCCACCAAATGCGACCTTTAATGGAGTAATTGCTAGTGTTAACAATCCTGTCATTACCTTACCTAGTGCATCAAATCCATTAGTATTTTTACCTACTGAATCTGTAACATCAATAAATATATCAATAAGTTTATTAGCTATCGTTGCAATAGTATTAAATACTGCAGCAACCGAATCAGCTACTTTTTGGTTTTTAGATAATGTTTCTTTAAAGAAATTAAATGCACCTGCAATTACAGATATTACACCTAATGATTTAATAGTATTACCTAAAGATGAAAATGCACCCTGTCCTTCTTTGGCTGATTTAACACTATCTTTTGTTTTATTATTTAGATTATCTACATTTTTAGAACCTGCTTCTGTATTAATCGTTAT